ATAATTCGTATGGAATACGTGCCCAGCACGAAAAAAATATTTTTGAACTGTTAGAGGAAAACCAGCAAGGATTAACTGCCAAAGAGGTAGCTAAGAAAATGGACTTGACCCGTGATAATTCGTATGGAATATTGGAGGGAATGGTGCGAGCTGGTAGATTGGATAAATTTCAGGAGAAAAGAGGACCTTCAAGACCACAGAACATTTATATCATCCCAGAAACGAAGGAAACCCCGTTATCCTTAATTAATGATAAATTTAATGAAATGATGCGAAAGCAAGAGAAAACAATAGGAAAAGGCACAGCATCAATTGATATTGATAAACTGATTGAAATAAGGGATAAAACTTTTTTAGACGATTTACAGGAAGGATTAATTGGATTGGCAGTTGAAACGGGAGGCTGTGAGGGCATTGGTGTCCTCAAGGCACTGAAGCTCACGAATGCCGTTGTGGAGAAATGGCAGAACCACGGGATAAAATGAATGCCAAGTTCATGCCGGCACTGTTTGAACTACTACGACCTATGGAGGTCGTAGATTCCTAATCCACTAACTTATTGTTAGTTTTTCCAAAGGCAAGCCCCGTAGTCCCTACGGTTAGAATATTCTGGGCAGCATTTATGTCCCTATCATGTTCTTTATTACATTCGGGACATATCCACTTGCGAATATTCAATTCTAAAACCTCTGTAATGTATCCACAGTTACTGCAAGTTTTAGAAGTGTATTTCTCATCAACAACCTCGAAATGCTTATCATACCAATCAGATTTATACTCCAATTGTCGTTTGAACTCAAACCAATGCTGGTCTGCTGTTGTTCTTGCTAAATACTTATTCCTTAATCCCAACCGACTATTAACATTTCCAACATAGATTTCATCAAATTCACGCACTATTTTGGTTGTTGTTTTATGTAGAAAATCATTTATTATATCCTTTTTCCTTTGATATAACTGGTTAAGCTTGGTTTTCGCTTTTATCCAATTACACCCATTTTTAATCTTTTTACTTAATATTTGATTTTGTCTTCTTATCTTCCTATCGACCTCTTTTAGATGTATTTTGCCAGTTTTAAAACCATTACTAAATGTTGCCAAATCTTTTAACCCTAAATCAATACCTACCCTCTGATTAGTTTTTTCTAACTGTTTTACAGGGCTATTTTTTACATTAATACTTACAAAATATTGATTAGAGTTATTCCTGCTGATAGTTGCAGTTAATATATCTCCTTTTACTTTGCGACTGTATTTCATTTGGATTAATGATTTAATTTTAGGCAGCTTTAGTTTACCGTCGATGATTTTAACATTTAAAGTTCTGAATGATTGCACTGGATTTTTGCGTGATTTGAATTTCACCCAACCATTACCCGCTTTACCTACCATTTTATAAGCATTTATGAGGTTATCATACGCTTTTTGGAGGGTTGTACTGTTAGCTTCCTTTAAAAATGGATATTGTTCTTTTAAATCATTTAATATAACATTGAATAATTTTCTGTTTGCATATACTGGTTTTAAACCAAGTTCTGTTGCTTGTTTCTTATATAGTTCATATCTTGCTTTAACATGGTTGAAAACAAAGCGTGCACTACCCATATTGAACTCCAATATATCCTGTTGTTCTTTATTTGGATATATTCTATATTTGTAGGATTTGTTTACTGTTTTCATCGTTTTTGTTGCCTTTCAATATATTTTCTTATTGTGTCTATGTTTGCTCCACCAGTTGTAGAGATGAAATATCCTATTTTCCAAAATGCTTCTTTCCAGAGTTTCTTTTTGATTTCAGGATACTCTTTTTTAATTAATCGGCTACTTGCTGATTTGTATGAATTGATGAATTTAAGCAGTTCGGTATCTGGTTTAGCTTTAAAAAGGAAATGTACATGGTCTAATCCATAGTTGCTTTCTTGTAATTCAATATTATACGTTCTTCCAATTCTTTCAAAGATTTCTTCTAATTTGGAGTATATTTGTTGGTTTATAACCTTTCTACGATATTTTGTGACAAGAACTAAATGGTATGTTAATGTATATACTGAATGTTGGTTTTTATCTAAAGACTGATTCATTAGTTGTTATATTTGTTTTTATATTATTTAACCTTTTTGTTTTAACCATTATACTGAAATTCATCTATGACTTAAAGAAGTCATAGTATTCTTTCAGGTTTTGGATAAACGACAATTTTTATATTAAAAGCACCATAATTGCTTCTATGGAGGCGGGGAATTATTGCCAATAAACGAATCTGTAATTGGTATGGGTGTAATGAGGTAATAATCGGCAGGGGTAACATAAAATACTGCCAGAGGCACAGGGCAGATGCCCGAAAAGAGCGATCAAGGCAAACAAGCAAAAGACACTACGATAAAAACAAGAAAAGGATAAATATTAAAGAAATTGGTACAACAAGCAAAAGATACCATCCTAAACTTGATTCTGGACCGTCTTACCTCGGCGTAACAATACCCTTTTATGCGGAGTTTGAATCCATCCAGAAACTTAAAAACCAGCTTAATTTTAAAAGTGTCAGAGGATATAGTAAGGAAGGCAAGGATAAATTGCCTTATCAATATATAACCCTTGATGATTTTCATAAATTCAATGTAACTTATACTATGAGGGCATATCGTAAATGTCCTTTCTGCAAAGATGATGATAACAGGGCAACTATGCCCCGAATGTTTATAAAAGACCTGAAACGTGCCGAAATTATATGCCAAAAATGCGGCACGGTTTTGAATGCTCCTAATATCCCGGATGATGGCAAAGGAGGCAACATGGCATTTACAAACCGGGATATAGCAATAAGTCAATACAAAAATCCCGCTAAAAAGCCGATTGACATGAAGAACGTGCAGTCGGTAGCGTGGAGCAATTTTTTTACTGAAACTAAGAAAAAATTTAAGTAACTTATAATCATTTTTACACCTATATTACAGTTTTAACCGATAGTTCAATGTTCCCCCAATCCATAAATTACGTTTACCGGCTGACCGTCCACTCAAAGGGAGAGTCTATGTATAAACTGATAAAAAAAGTCTTATAATGGAAAATTCCTCCCCCAAACTGGTTTTAAGCCATTATGACCAACTCCTACTGCTGGTTCAATCCAAACCATGTTTTCACCGCACCATGTAGTAAAAGGACGGTCTTCCGGTAATACGTATTCAAAAGCATTATTTACTTAAAAAAGATGCGGAGGGTAATATAAATGGATAAAAGGACATTAGACATAATAACTACGGCAATGTTAGCAGCCATACCTCTTATTGTGTATTTCTGGGCTGCTATTGAGCAGATTTTACCACCAGAGTATTTAGTGGCAAGCAATATAATTTTAGCAGCAATAAGCCAATACACGAGTAATAAACGAGTAGTAGAAGCTGTTGAAACCGTTAAAAAGTGGATATATTTCGATTATCTCACTACCATACTTTTGACCGTCGCACCGTGGATACTCTATTTCCAGCCTCAAATCATGGGAGCTGTGCCAGTTGAGTATGTTGGGATAGTAAGTTTCCTTTTAGCAGTTTTAAGCCAGTGGGCAGCAGATAAACGTGAAAATAAAAGCGTACCAGTAGAAGAAGTTATCGCAGATGCGGATACTGCTTAATTAACAGCTCTATCCGTTTATTTCATTTTTTTACCAATAGGTGGCATATAAATGAAAATCAAAGATAACAGTACCATGACTGATGCTGCTATACTTGATGACTGCGATTCAAACCCAGATTGTAAGCAACGGGATACCATACAACGTATTTTCGGATTGTGGAAAGAAACGAATAAACAGCAAATAAACTTCCAACGGGAGTTAGTTAAACGTGATGAAACTATTAAAAGAGCTTTCGATGACGTTCAGGATAATATAAAGTGGTTGATAAGCGAATTGGAGAAAAGGGAGTATATTAACAATTATAATAAACGTGAAAAAGAAATCCTTGAGAACCGTATAGACGGGCAACAGGAAATAGATGTTTACCTTTACAGCCAAGTTGCGGAGTTAAGGGCAGAACAAGCTAAAATGCAGAAGGATATTGCGGTTATAAAAACTTCTGTAACCTTAGATGATAAAAATAAAGACCGTAAATGGAGTTTCGAGGAAAAGGTCATTATAGCAGTTATCGGTGGAATTGTGGCACCTTTACTACTGTTAGCAATAATTTTCATGGTTAAGTTAATTATATGGGGATAAATCAATGGCAGACAGAGATTGCCAAGTTACCCATGAAGACCATAAATAATGGTTGTAAACCCCTCAGATTACAAACCGTACCTTATTAAAGTAGATACAACCAGAGGCTGTAATATGCGGTGCGGGTTCTGCGGAATAAGGAGCATCCCAGAAGAAATAAAGCACATGACCGTGAATACCGCTATACAAACTGCTAAAGCAATATCGGTATTTGATCCGGTAAGAATAGAAATAGGAATAAGAGGGGAACCGACCCTCAACCCCGACATTTTTAAGATAGTAGCCGTGCTTAGGAAATACAACCCGCAAAGCTACATATTAGTAGCTACAAACGGTGTAAAATTAACTGCGGATTGGGTTAAAAACTACTTTTCAGCAGGCGGAAATGTTGTATTTGTGGACACTTATGGAAAGACATATAATAAGCTTTTCAGCAAATTAAGGGAATTTAACCCCGTTGATTACTATGAAGATGATTTTAATCCTTACCATAAGCACCCTCCAGGGATAAAAAAGGTAGTATTAGTCCGGGATATATCTGAAATGGACGGAGTAAAACGTACCAGAATAGTTTTTAACCTTGCAGGTAATGTTAACTGGGAGATAGCAAAAGAATACGGATTAGAACCGTTAAAGGAACCAGTTAATAAAAGATGCACATATCCATTCCGACAAATAGACGTAGGATGGGATGGAGGCATACAAATATGCTGCGTTGATTGGCGACAGGAAACCACGATCTGGCACGTTAAGTATGGGCAATTAAAGGAATACTGGAGGAATAACCATTACCTTAACATGGCAAGATACCTATTATTCCATAAGAACCGTGATTTCGCTATATGCCGGAGATGTGATTTTTACGGCGGACACCGACACGGATTAATCCGGGATATGGGAGAATATAATGAGGAAACCGCTAACCAGTTTATCCATGAATGGGATGAACTGCATAAAAAGAATTTAGAGGCAAAACCGTGGTTGAAGAAGCATTGAAAATGAATTATGCAAGTCCACGATGGAGCGGTGAGGTCTGCGACTGTTCCATGCCCATGACGTTCGATACATACAGCGGATGTAGCTTCAACTGTCTTTATTGCTTCGCGTATTTTCAGAAAAGTCATAGTGTAAACGGGTACTTGAACCGTGCCGTAACCAGCGTGAATCCAGAAAAAATAAGGCATCTTTTTAAGCACAGCTTAAAGGGTGAACCGGAGAAACTCAACAAGACGGACATCCAATTCTACAATTACATACAGAACAAGACAGTTATGCAATGGGGAGGACTGAATGATCCGTTCGATGAAAATGAGGAAAAAATACGGGATAACCTTAAAATTGCTTCAGATCTTCGATGAATATGATTACCCTCTCAGTATCAGCACAAAAGGCGTATTTTTCACCAGGGATGAGCGGTACATGGAACTGATACGCAAACATCCGCATAACTGGCATTTCAAAATCAGTATAATAACAGCGAATGAATTTAAAAGCAGAGCAATAGAAAGAGGCTGTCCAACCGTCAACGAAAGGATAGAAGCCATACGTGTATTAGCAGAGGCGGGAATCCACGTAACTTTAAGGTTAAGACCATATAAATGGCATTCCAAAAGGACTGGTAGAACTTTTACTTTAATATGGGGGTTTTATGTTTTTTTATAGAAATCCTTTGTTAATAGAGGAAGAATTAGAAGATGTAAGGGAACTTATATCTTTGAATGATGAATTAATCTCTCAGTATCCTGATAAAAAAGATGATGCAATTGAGTTCAACCTCGCATTTTTGAAAGAAAGAGAAAATGAACTTATTGATGAGTTAAATGAGGCTAATAAACATTTTAATCGGAGTGAGTGATGATTACCCGGAGCTTATACTGAAAGCGAAGAAAGCGGGAGCCGATAGTGTAACCACGGAGTTCTTTTGCCTTGAAGGCAGAGCGAATGAAACTTTAAAGACCCGGTACACCGAATTATCAAAATATGTCGGTTATAATATATGGGACTACTATAAACGCAACAGTTCCACGCAAGGGTATTATAGGTTAAACTACGCATTAAAGAAACCAATAATCAAAAGAATGAAACAAATCAGCCATGCCCTCGGGTTAAGATTCTACGTATCTGACGCACACCATAAAGAACGAAGCGACTACTGCTGCTGTTGCGGAGTTCCACCAGAATGGACAATAGCCAGAGGACAATACGCAGAAGCATTACAAATAGCAAAGAATAATGAACACGGCGTAGTAACATGGCAAGATTTCAAAACCGAATGTGAAAAGATATTAGGCAACGTAGTATTCTATAAAGCAGCCGGATTCAACACAGGCAGCAACCGAGTAAGAGCAAACAGATTAAAGCAAACATTAGCAGAATACCTACATGAAATATGGAATACACCAGACAACGCGAAATCACCATACAAGTACTTTGAAGGAATACTCTACCCAATCGCAGTAGACAAAAAGGGAGATGTAATATACAAGTATAGAGGGGAGGAATAAATGAATAACAGAAATACAAATAACGGAGGACGACCTACCAAACTAACACCCGACCTCCAAAACAAGATAATAGAAGGAATAAAAGCCGGAAACTTCCCCGCAACCGCAGCAGCCATAGAAGGCATCGCCGAAAGCACATTCTACCGCTGGATGAAGTGGGGAAGAGAACGCAAATCTGGTCTGTTTCGGGAGTTTTGGGAGGCAGTAAAAAACGCTGAACGGTTCGCTGAAGCTTACCATGTTCAGAATGTCCGGAAGGCAGCGGATGGTGATCTTGAGCATGGAGTCCGCCCTCAGTGGCAGGCTTCGGCATGGTGGTTGGAGAGGAAGTTCCCGAAAAGATGGGGCAAGATTGACAGGATTGACCATAAAGTACGTGGTAAAATCCAGCAAGAACATAAAATAAATATTGATGATGCGTTGAAAAGGTTAAAACGGATCGAAAATGACACTTCCACAGACGATTTACAGAGCGGTACAGAAAATACCGATTAATCCTGAAGAGGACCGGATCGGTTGGAAGTTACAAGCTTGGGAGATCCAGTTCAAGCTTGACACCAGAATCCGGAGATTATTCAGTACATTGTCAAGGGATGTTAAGGATAACTTTTATCAGACCATTATATTGAATGAGTACATCCCTCACGTACCATTTTACCAGCAACTGGTTTATCTCCTTGCCGATGCAGATGAGGCGTTGTATGGCGGAGCAGCGGGAGGAGGGAAGAGTGATGCAATACTAATGGACAGTCTGCAATATGCGGATTTCCCCAGCTTTGCATCCTTGATAATACGCAGAACCTATACTGATCTTGCCCTGGAAGGAGCGTTAATGGACAGAGCCCATGATTGGCTTGACCCTACTGATGCTCATTGGCGAGAAGCAAAGAAGAGGTGGGAGTTCCCCAGCGGTGCCAGACTTGCGTTCCGGTATATGGACAACGAACGGGATGTAAAACGTATTCAGGGTACGGATTATCATGTAATAAGCGTTGACGAATTGACTCAACTCCCTAAGCAGTGGTGGCAGTTCCTATCAAGGAGTAAGCGGAGGGATGCAGGCGACCCAATACCATTAAAGAAACGAGGCGGATCAAACCCCGGAGATATAGGACATGAATGGGTAAAAGCCGAGTTTGTAAATGGAGATAAACTATTCATACCCTCAACGTGGAGAGATAATCCCTTCATAGACCAAGTTGAATATAAACGCAGTTTGGATGAACTTGACCATATTACCCGTCAACAGCTTAAATACGGTAACTGGGATGTTAACCTCCAGGGAGGACTGTTCAAGCGGACATGGTTCCAGATAGTGGAAGACGTGCCAATTAAACTGCGAAAAATAAGGTTCTGGGATTTAGCAGCAACAGCAGCGGAAAAGGGTAAAGACCCGGATTACACGGCGGGATTGTTGCTTGGAGTGGATGCGAATAATATATGTTACATACTGGACGTGCTAAGACTACGTGATACTCCCCTTGAGGTGGAGAAATTAATTCTTCAAACAGCTCTGGCAGACGGAACGGAAACCGCTATACGAATAGAGCAAGAAGGCGGAGCTACTGGTAAATTCGTTATTGAGGACTTCCGGCGGAAATTAATGGGATATAATTATGATGGTGAACCAGCTAACCGTAAAAAGTATGAAAGAGCAAAACCGGTCAGTAGTTACGCAGAAGCTGGTAATATCAAGATTTTGAAGGATAACAATGTACGGAGATGGAATACTGCTCTCCTTGACGAACTGGAGAGTTTTCCCACGGATGGAATACATGATGACCAGGTGGATGCTTTGAGCGGAGCTTTCATGCATCTAAGCAGTATCCGGGGAAACCCATACACCCGGAGTGATAAACGTTATTTAACTTACCAGAAACAGAAAAGGCGAGTAACACGGAGGATTGGTTAAATTATGAGTATAATAGGAAGGATTAAGTCAGCTTTCGGTGCAACATCTGACTTTTTCATGAAAAGAAGCAGAAAGCCCAATCGTACTAATAAGACCCTATTAGACCGGGTATATAGTAGTGAGTATCACGAATACCATGGATTCCGGGAGTTCCGTGAAATGTTATCCGATCCTCAAGTAAAGGTAGGATATTTAACGCTGGTTCAGTTTCTTCTTAGCAGAGAGGTAATTGTAACCAGTGCAAGCGACGACCCCGGAGATGTAGAGGCACGTCAATTCGTTGAAGATGCCCTTAAAGGAACGAAAACTCCGTTCAGAACTATAATGAAGAATATTTACACCGCTATTCCATACGGATTTAGTGCATCGGAAATAGTGTATAAAATTGATGAAAACGGGTTGATTAGTATAGATGACTTTTATCCAATCCACCGTGCCACTTTAGACCATGATGACGCATTTGTCTTCGATGATAATGATAATCTTACCCATATAAGGCAAAGAATCAATTACGGACTTGAAGAGCCAATCCCCATTGAAAAGGTACTGTTATTTAGTTACGACAGTGAATTTAACGACCCAGAAGGTAACAGCATACTTGAAGAACTGTATGACACCGTCTTCATCAAATCGCAAGTATTAAAATGGTTAGCGGTTTATTTACAAAAGCATGAATCCCCTACATTAGTAGGAAAAGTGTCCGATCCTACGTATAAGGACGACATGAGGGAGCAGATGGAGGATGTTGAGGAAGGTAGGACCCAGATTACTATTGGAAAGGAAGATGAGGTATTTGTCCTGGAATCCTCGCACAGAGGGGAAGCTTTCTTTAACAGCATTAAATATCATGATGACGTGATATTCCGCCGATTCTTCCTTGGTACACTACTATTCGGTCAAGCCTCCGGTGGAGGTGCGTATGCTCAGAGTCAGACGCAGTTCGATGTAACTAAGCTGGTATTGGACGGTATTAACAAGGACATCAGTACCAGTATCCAAGAGAAAACGGATAACTTGGTGAAACTGAATTATTCGGTTGCTAAACCTCCTAAAATAAGTTTCACTCCCTTTGAGGATAAGGATATTGTAAGGTTATTAGAAATGCTTAAACCATACGTGGACAATTTAACAGTTGACGCTGACGCAGAATGGTTTAAAGAACTGATAAGTCAGGCTGTCGAGGAACTGTCCGGAGTTAAAGTAGATAAAGCGAAGATAACCAGGGAATTTACTCCATCGGGTAGTATGGAGCAGATCCCCGGAAGTGAAACCAGTCCACTTGAAGAGGAACTGAAAGCATTACTTCCATGAAGAGCTGACCAGGTTGGTAGGTTGAATGGCAACAGCCGAAGAATTGTTACTGGCTCAAAAACTTAGTGAATTAAACGCAGAGCAAGTAAGACAAGTGATGAATGACATCGCGGTAGATGTAGAGCGGTTAACACGTAATAGTAAGGATATCGATGAATGGTTATCCAGATTAAGCGGATATAGTACAGTAAATCCGTTTACTATTGGACAGGCATCAGACCAGACAATACTTCTACTCCAAAACATACTAAGAGGGGTAGAGCTGGTCGGATTGCCTGCGGGAGGTCATCAGGAATTGGTTAGGAAAGTAATAGCAGAGAATACGATGCATTACGTTACTAAAATGGGAGAGGACATGAAACAGCAGCTTAGGAATATAGCACTTGAGGGGTATAATCAAAAGCTATCTCCGTACGAGCTGGGTAAAAAAATGGCAAAGGAAGTTGATACTCTTAGTAACACCAGAGCCCAAGTAATAGCACGGACTGAAACCATGAGGGCGAATATCCTTGCTGATTGGGCGAACAATAAATATTATCAACACGGTCGGAGCATGGTTATGATTTTAGACCCTCATGCTTGCCCGATTTGCGTTAAACGGTTTATAAATAAAGTATTCAGTATAGACGATAAAAGTCAATTGCCACCAGTACACCCTCGGTGCCGTTGTGGTCCACATTTTAGTCAGACTCCCCCTCAGCGTACTAATGTATATGATTTTTTCCCGGATTATCGGCGTTAATTAAGCATGGAGGCTTGGTAAATGTATGAATGAGAAAGAACCAGTTACTGGAACTATTTGGGCTGAGGGAATCCACGGTATTTGGGTGGATAAGGAGCCTAAGCAAGTTAAGGTAACGGATAAAAGTATTAAAAAGACGTTTGATACGTTACAGCAGAATTTACCGATCCCTATTGGCATAGACCATTTAGAGGATGAAATTCTTAATAAAAACCCTATTTTAAAGAAGCTTGACCTTCTTAACGTGGGAACATTAAATAGCGTAAAGCTAACGGATAACGGTATTGAAGTTGAAGAGGCAGTAATAGAAAACCCTGCGGTTATGGAATTATATGCCACGGGGCAATTACCCAGTTTCAGCATCGTTTCAGACATATATACCCGTGATTGTCCGGAGCTTTCCGTTGATTACCTTGAAGAATACAGCGATATTAAACGGGTTGACTTTGTAGAACGTGGAGGCTGTCAGTCTTGTAAGGTTAATCAGCCTCAAGTAGTAAATGCAAGATCAATTGTAGATTTTGAAGGAGATGATACTGTGAAAGATGAAAAGAAGAAAGGCGAATCCCAGGATTCAGACGTTAGTGCCATAATTGCGAGGTTGGATAAGATAGAAGAGCGAATAACAGCTCTGGTGGAAGAAATTAAAACTAATGCCCTCAAGGCAGAAGAAGCTGAAAAAGAAGATGAAGGAGAAGCTACCAAAACTGGTGAAGCAAAAGACCCCTCTCTGGAAAAGCTTGAGAAAGAAATGGAAGAAATTAAAACTAATGCCCTCAAGGCAGAAGCAAAAGCTGTCGTTAAAGGATATCTTAACGAAGGCAAAATTGCCCCGAAACAAGTTGAACAGCACGAAGCTCTGGCATTCAGCAACCCAGACGGGTATAAAGAATTAATGACTGATGCCCCGGTAATTATAGACATGACCAAGCAAAGCAAAAAAGATGCTGAAGCTGAAAAAGCAGATAAAGATGACGATACCAGTTACAAGGCATATCAAAAAGCTACTGGGCAATTAGATGAAAAAGAATAAACCATAACTGGAGGAATGATAGATTATGGCAGAATTACGCAGATTTGGACGTTTCGGTCCAAGAATAACTTTCAAGTGTAACGAAGGAAATATCACCATTGGCACCCTCAACCGTGCTACTGGGGATATGGAAGGACCTGTCTTTGCCTCTCCAATTGCAGATAAAGATTGGGTTAAACTCACCGGAAATATGACTATAAGCAAGTGTGCTGCGTCTGATCCGGAAGTGTTAGGACAGGTAGTAGGAACTCCTGAATTTAAAGGACAGGAACCCGTTGAAGCTGTAAACTGGGGAAGTTACGAACCCCGAAGAGTAACGGTTGAATTAATGGGTAGTAAAGTAGAAATGGTACAGCTTGAAGCTAATAACAGTCTAATAGGATACGGCGACAGCGTAGCGGTAGGGGCATCCACGGCTCAATGTTGGGATTTAGACAGCACAGCTAACCATACTTACGTACTATCTGGTGCTGCTCTAAACGCTGGTACTAAAATACCCGTCCTTTTCGGATATTACGGAGCTTTCTAATTAAATTTAAGGAGGATTGATAGATAATGCAAACTTTATCCGCAGATTTCCTATTAAGAAAACACAATCTGGAATATTACTTAACAGAGCAGATTAATCCAAAGCTTTTCTTTATTAATGCTTTACCTACTGCTATAACAGAAACCGGTGAGTTCCCTACCGTTTTAACTGGGAAAACCATTACGGAGGATTTAGCTGACGGAACTACCAGCGAACCATTAGATACCGCAGAAGCTTCAGAACTAACTGAAATAGACATTTCACCTATCAACGCTCAGCTTGGAAGGACTAATATCGTTGGATACAAGTTCAAATACAGCGATAAGTTCCTTAAACGCAGCGACGCCGATGCTCGGCTACAAGTAGCTCTGGCAAAGATGGTCGGTGGAATAAGCATTAAAATAAACAATACCATCCTAACTGGAATGGTAGGTGCCGCCGCAGGCACGGTTCCTAACGACCTTTCCGATTGGGATGCCACAGCAGATCCACGTGCTGATTTCATTAAACTGCGAAAAGAGTTCCGTAACAACGGTGCTTTCCAGCTAAATAAAGTATTCCTCGGTGAAGACAGGTTTGTAACCCTTGAAGAATACTACATGAGCATGGATTACCCATTCGACAGCAATATGATTAACGTTGACGGAACCAGCGTCCAGAACTGTTTTGAAGGTCTTGACGGTACCGGTGCCGAGTTTATAGGGTACGATGTAAATATCCCTCCGGGTATAGTGGAGAAATACTTAAACCCAGATTTCAGCGTCATAACTAAGACCACGATGAACGCTAAGCCAAGAGAACGTGAAAACATCCCAGATGCAATCATAAATGTTAACCAGTTCAGAGATACCGAACATCCCTACGACTGGGGATATGACGTATGGGCTGAACTTGGATACGCAAGTCTGGAACCCACCGCTCTTATTAAAGGAACATTCTAATTAGGAGGTGCTTAATTTGACATTAAGCAAAAACTACGTTGAAACCAGGAGAAGTAAGGGAGGGGTTATGAAAGGACTCTTCGATCTTATCGAGGAAGTTGACGGCAGAGTCGAAGACGTTGAAGCCGGTATCGAGGAAGTTGACGGCAGAGTCGAAGACGTTGAAGCCGGAGTTGTAGCAGCCGACAGTATAAGCGTAACTGAATTAAAAGTAGTTGAGCGAGAGGTAGATATCGCTGCCGAAGCTTTAACTGGTACCGTTACCACGGCTGCCGATATCGACGGGATGATACTCGGAGCTTTTCCTAAAGAGGATATCGAAAATGCTATCGAGGAGGTAACTTTTGATCCGGAAACCGGAGCAATAACTGTTACCTTGACCGCTGCTCAGAGTGCCGGTACCCCCGGAGTGGTTGCTGTAACTGTCCTCCAAGCATAGAGAGGTAGTTTTACCTTCCAGGGAATTTCAGTTTAAAATCCCTTGAATATCTGGTGGAATTACAGCATAACTCCACCAGGTCTTTGCTTTTTTAGGATGAGTCCGGAGGATAGAGGTGTGAAAATTGACGTATAAATACGGATTGACGGAAACAGTCTTGGTTAGACTGGGATTATTAGGACAAACACCTGCCAATGACCTCGTTGAAACAGCTCTGAAAAGTGCTGACGTATTTGTTGACGGGAAATTACGTAAAGCCCGATTAGATGTGCCAGAGAATCCGCCTTACCCGGAGGATCTGATTGAAGCAGCGAACTATTACGCTACTGCCGAGGCGTTACAGCCTCTCTTTAATACAGCAGAAGAATACAGCGAAAATGTTAGTTACTACATGGAACGTGCTAAGGAGTTCCTTAGTGATTACATTGACATTGAAGTCCAGCTTCAAGTAGAAGCGGAAACCAGGGATGATCTTAACCCGTATAGTAGTAGTAAAACTCCAAATAGGATAGGACGGGTTTATAGATGGCGATAGAAACAGTAATTACGAGTGATGCTTTACTAAAAGCAATTCAAAGCAAGAAGGAAGGACTCCCAGAAAGGTTTTCCCAAGCACGGGATAGAATAGGGTCAACCTTACAGCAGTACAGCCGTAACGAGGCACCATTCATTACTCACAATCTGCAACGGGCAATTCACATTGATAACCCGGACAGTACCAGCGTCAGAGTCTTTCCAGATGACCATACCGCACCCTACGCTCTTTTCGTTATATTGGGTCATAAAACCCGACCAAGACGTAGTAGTCCGGAGATAACGCACCAAGGACGGGGAGTAGGTATGAAAAAAGGACAGAGATGGGTAACTGGTAATCCATTCTTTGACCGTGCTGAAAGGAAGGCGAAGCCAAGAATAGACCGGGAGGTTGCTAAACTTGCCAGATGGTTATCTTCATGAAATATATCAACGAATAGAGGACGCTAACTCAGAACTTACATCCCTCCTGGAAGGAACGGGATATTTCAATCAAGTTCTGCGTGGTTATCCGGAAAACATTACCATATACCAAGGAACAGTAGCAACGTCCTATATGGTAGGATTAGGTTTTGAACATACAATGGGCAGACGAAATTACCCTAAAAACGTGGGAACCATAATAGGAATTATTACCAGAGGCACCGTAACCGAGGCTCATGATGAAATTGTCAGCATCAGTTTACATCTATTGGAGAAATTCCTTGATTCGGAGGAGTGGATAACTATTAACGGCAAGGTAAGGGATACTGAAATTAATGATTTTGCTATTTATCCAGAAAAAGCAGGGAATGTAGCAATTACTACCGCTATAATGGATTTACAGCATGGAATTGACTGGAGAGGTGTATGAACACTATATATAGGAGATGATAGATTATGGCAAAAACAAGATATGTTGGATTTAAACAAGAATCAGCGTATGGAACGGAGGCAACGGGGTCAACCTATGACATTGACGTTGCCAGTATGGGATTAGATGTGCCGGATGACCCGAACATTGCATTACCTACTTTAAATAGGTTCCAAGCACGTCATATTCCCGGATATTACGCTCCATCCGGGCAAATGGAATACCCGATGGATATTCACACAATCGGCTGGTTCTTGAAGTTCCTTCTTGGAGGTTACGAATATACTGCTGGAGTTGACCCCGATCCGAATGTTCACGAATTTTATAGTATGCCGGGATATGATCTTCCCAGCTTTACGTGTAGGGTAGGAAAGGACACCTTCGAGCATGTATTCCTTGGAACCGTGATAGATAAGATGAACTTAACCATTGAAAACGAGTTAGCTACCATTCAAGCCGATATGTTTGCCCAGAAGGATAAACATACCACTTTAAGGACAAGTTTAAACGAACCAGACCCAGACCTGTATCCTATGGCATTTTACAATGCCGGGTTAACCATTGGAGGAAGTGATGTATCGGCAGATGTTAAGTCATTCAGCTTTGATTACGGTAATGGAGTAAGTATCGAAGACGGACAAGGATTAGGAAGCAGATTCCCGTATTATATTAAGGCAGCTACTGGAGAGGCTGGAATTGGGATAAAATTATACGATGACAGCTTGGATTTGGTGCAAGATTACTGGGGAGATACCGCCGGTCCTTCTAAATCACCACAGACTCCAATAGAAATGGTCGCTACCTTTGAATCCGGAACATTCGGCACCATGACCTTAACCTTCCCCTCTACATACTATAAAAAAGTGCCAACAGAGATTACAGGTTCAGATCCAAGAATACCTGATTTAAGCGTTGGAGTGGAGGCAGCTACTGTAACTCTTGAAGATGCTGTAACAGAGGTATTCACTCCGGTATATATTAAGCTGGAAAACTTTGAAACTAAATATGTGGTAGTATAAAATCAAATGTCCATTTTTTATTTATCCCTTTTATTTTCTGGGATAAATTAACCATTTTTTAGACCCGTAAAACCGTATGAGGTGATTTATTATGAATAATGAAGAACTGTTGAATGAATTAATAAACGGCAAGGAAAACGTAACCGAATTTATGATTGAAGGATTATCAGCACCTTTAAAACTCCGACCCTTAACCAGCGGGGAAATCCTCACATTACAGAAAATAGAGAAAAAAGGACAAAAAGCAAGTATTAAGCTGGAAAAGGACGCAAAAGGAGGCAGCCGTAAATTTAGGGAACGGGTTAAGAAGGAGATGCAGAGAATAGACAGCGAACTTGATTACGGTGTACTCCGGGAAGGGATGGCACGGACTAAATATAAAGCTATCAGCCTCAGTGCCGAGGTTCCTGAAGAAAAGGTTGAACGTATGCCTAACTACATGGTGGAGGATATTTTCCTTAAAGTAGTGGAAATCAGTAAAATAACCGAAGACGACTTGGATCTACTGGCAGACTTTCGCGAAGAGTGAAGAGGGGTTGGTATTCGCTGGAGTTATCTTTAACGGTAGTCCATTAGGCAATTACAGTGATTTAACAGAAAAGCAAAGAACATTCCTTGAAATTGCGTATGTGGAATATACCAATGATAACCGTAAATTCTTAGCAAGACTGATGGGAGGGGAAGTAGCGGATGACCCCTCTGGTAGTAGTGTAAGGCGGGAAGGATTAAGGAGATTGAAACATCCGGATGAAGTAACTAAAAAGACGTAGAAGTGGTAAAAAGCATGGCTCTGACAGAAATTATAATAAAACTGGTTGACCGTGCCAGTAAAGAACTGGACACTATCGGCAATATCGCGGAAAAAAACTTTAGTAGAGTTGCGAGTAGTGCTGACATAGCAAGTTCCGCAGAAGATGAGGTTGCGAGTAGTGCCAGCGGTATCCAGAAAGTGATTAACTCCATTAATGGGGATGCTATTGAAAATATAGCTCCAAGTGGAGATATCGCTGCCAACGGGTTACATAAAGTCGGAGCTGCTGCCACAGAAGCAAGTACCGTTGCTGGAAGTGCTGCTCAACATATAAGTACCATGTTCTCATCCGCTGGTAACGTGGTAAGCGGAGCGTTCACCAAGATGAAATCCGTTGCCGTGAGTGCTGGTCAAAGCATAAGGAGCAGTTTACAAGCAGCAGCGGATAAAGCTGATGGATTGAGCGGAGCTATTACTGGAGTTATTTCCGGATTCGGTTTAATGACGATAGTGGGTAATGCTTGGGGAGGATCTACTCAACGACAATTCAACGAAGCATATCTATCTACGGTTATGACCAAAAACGAAACGAAAAAGTATTTGGACATAATCAGCCAGATAGTAGCAGCCGTTCCCGGTGATGACACCTATATGAATGCCCTCCTAACTGGTGCTTTAGCAAGACAATCCTCTCTAACTACCGATCAATTAAAGCTACTGGGAGAGGCAGCCTCACGGTATATAACCATTTCATCCCAGACTATGGGAGGTATAACGGCAGAATATGAACGTGAGATTAAGGATTATATTCTAACTGGAAATACCGGGTTGATGGAGCGGGATGGGCTGCTTAAAAACCAGATGGGAGTAATGAAAGGACAGGAAACCGTTGAAGACCGAATTGTGGCATTAAATCAAGCTTTAACTAATGAAGGTTATCAGCAAATTGATTTAAACAGCCTCGCTTCTACTAAATGGGAAGAAATAAAGGGAAAAATCCAATCAGCAACCACAGAAATCGGTTCAAGGTTCCTCCCGTATATTCAATCTGCCTTGGAATGGTTTATTGACTTAGATACCAAGACCGGGGGATGGAGTAGTAACTTAGTAGTTATAGCAGGAGTGGGAGTAGCTATTGCTGCCAGTATTGGATTAATAGCTGGTCCGCTCGGAAGTGCTATTGACGGAGTTAATAACCTTCAACGTGGTATTCGGGGAGTTGAAAGTGCCAGTGGCAAGATGGGTACTATTGGTAATTTCTTCAATACTATTGGAAGTAAAGCAAAAGACGCAGCATCCGGGGTTTATCAGTTTATCGCAAGCCGATACGCTGAGAGTACAGCAAATTCAACCGCTAATGCTACGGAAAACACCAGTATCTTGACGAAGGCACGGAGTACAATATCCACGGTTGCCCATACAGTTGCCGAGTCAGCAAGAGCCGGCGTTTTATGGTTAGTTTCAGCAGCACAAACTGCCCTTAATGCTGTTATGTCTGCAAATCCAATAGCTATTGTGATTTTAGCAATAGTCGGGTTAATAGCGTTACTTGCATTACTGTATAATCGTAATGAAACCGTAAGAAAAGCTGTTGACTGGTTATGGAAGTCATTACAACAGCTCGGTGCTTATATCATGGGAGGCTTGATGTCCGCTTGGAATGCAATAGCTCCTGCCATACAACCAGTTATTGATGCTGTAATGGCATTATGGCATTGGATTACAGGTAACAGTCCGGGTTTAATACCCGCTCTTACCGAGCTGGGCGAATTGGTATTTAATGTATTTGGTTTGATATTTCAAACCGTTGCCGGGGTAATCGGGGCAATAATCGGTCATTTCATGCGGGTTTTCGGCATATTAACGGAGTTAATCGCTGGGAATATTAGTTTCAGTCAAGCAATCCAAATGATTTGGGGAAGCATGAAAGTAATGTTAATAGGCATATTACAGAACATTCTTGCCGGGATAGGAGGATGGATAATAAATTTAACCGTCCAAGCAACTCAAGCAGGATTAGGATTTGTAACTAACCTTTTAATGTTTTATATAACCCTACCAGCACGGGTAGCGGTTTATCTGTCCTATGTCATCCAACGGGGCATAACCTTTGCTAATCAACTCTGGGCAAAAGCACAAGAAGCTGGACGTAGATTCGTTTCTGGACTGATCCAGATGATAAGCCAAGCACCTGGTAAAGTCGGGTCGGAGTTAATGCGTATTGTGGATAAAATAATGAGCTTCGGCGGAGAGCTGTATAATAAGGCAAAAGACCTTGGTAACAGGATTAAAGACGGGTTGATGAATGCTCTTGGAATAGCGAGTCCGGGGTATATGTTCTATGCCATTAGTGATGAAATGGACAGGATAGAAGACAAATTAACCAGTAGTCAGGATGTATTAGGAGGAACCGCTGGAGATCTTGGGGATGCAATAGTAGCGGGTATGGGAACTCCGCAAGTAAGCGGAGAGGTTAACCTAAATGCCCCCGATGCAACCAGCACGGTTCTAATGGGAAACACCGTAACCAATACCTTAACCAGAATGGGAACCACAGTATCTCAGAGTATGGGTGCTATGGTACAGACTACTACCTCATCCCTGGCTTCAATGAATAATAATACACTATCCGCTTATGAAAGCATGAGAAATACCACACAATCCGCCTACACTACCTTGACAGAAACTAATAAAACTGCCTTTAACAGTATAATACAAACCACAGCAGGAGGATTAGCAAATGTCCGTTCCGCAACAGTTAAAGAGGTAGGTAACGTCCGGAATAGCTGGAGTGGAATGCAAAATGCCTTAGTAGAAAGTGCCAGTACAATACGGGGAAGAGTAACCAGCGAAATAAGCAGACTTACAAGTAATATGGCTACCTTCTGGCACCGTATAAGCAACCCCTCCCGGTTAGTTGCCGGCGGATATGCTGGACATCCCAGTCTATCACGTGGAGGAGGTTATGCTGGTCCAAGTCTTAATCCATTTGACGATGATGAATTAATGAGATTATTCCCACAGATGGATTGTAGGCATGGCTGTTATGCTGGTGGATGGACATACAGTACGCCGTGGGTAAATAGTGCCAATGACTCAATTTATAAATGGACTCCAAGCTTCGGCAGTTACGGCAGTCTGGGATTAACAGTAGGCGACTTTAAATCAACCAGCTTCCCAATGAAAGGAAGTATGCGGTTATTTGAGCTTCTGGCTGAACAATTAATAGGACCTACTGGTTACGACTTCTATTACAACGGAAGATATAGTAACGCTGAAGCTCTGGCAAGAGGCAGATTTAACTGCTGGGATGGTGCCGAAATCCTTGTAAGTCTGGCTCAGGCATTGGGTATTCCCGCTCGGATGATTCACGGGCAGTGGGGAAATGTTGGTCACATGGCAGCACTGGTTAACGGAGTCATTTTCGATACCACGCAACGACAAAACCGTGGAGTGTGGAGGGGCACCCCGGGGGTTAGCTTCGGCCCCGGCCCGGCCCTGGTGGAGCCTGATATGGCTGATAAAACCGTTAAAGTGGAGGAAGAATTAAACCTTAACCTATTGGTGGACCTGCGTAATGTGCCCGATAATATGGATGAGGAAGCCCTTAAAGCCGTGGTTAAGGAAACGGTTAAGGATGAAGGTGTTATTAAAACAATAGTTAAAAGCCGCAGGTTTAAGGACACCCTAAGCGGGGAGCTGGGTAAGGGTGTGCTTAAAACCAAGCGGGAAAAGGGAGTGTGATTTTAGGTGGATGAATTTACAACCAACCCCACAGCCTGGGCCGTGGAGGGCAATATTGTAGGGGAGGCCCTGGGCTTCCTGGCAAGCATGGAAATATTCACAGATACCAACTGCGTAACCACTGCGGGCACCCCCCAAACAGTGGATGGGAAAACCGTGGATATGGTTAAAATAACTTACCAGGGGGCTTAAATAACATGGCCCAGGTTACAAAATACCCCACAGTCCGGTCCTATGCCAACGGGAACACCGAAACCTATTGGGATGATATAACCCGTATAGGTGCGGATGATGATTATGCCGCGAGGACAACCCTTATAGCAAGTAAAAGCGGGACCAGGAGCAAGCCCGGGACTGTGGTGGGCACTAACCCTTATTTTAACATCCACCAGAACAGCCGGATAAACTGGGTAAAATTGGAGTGGGAGGAGTATATTAAAAACCCCACCGGGGGCACCACCGGGGTGCCCACAATCCCAGACCGGCACGGTGCCCTTTATTACCTAAATGGGGGGGTGGCCAGTGCGGTTAAATACCTTAAGAGTAATGTGCCAACGGGCCGGACTTACCGGAGCCTGGTATGGTATTTAAGTGAAGTGCCTAACTGCAAGCCTGTTCATATTAATAACGCGGCTTTCGGGGCTTATTTGGCTTCAGCAAGGAATACCTCAAGTAATACGGGTTATATGTACTTAGATTATCTGCGGTTTACCGTTGATTACACTGACCCCACTTACAGCCTTAATGCCAGTTTAACGGCTAACCAGATACTGGGGGGTAATGTGGTTTACCAGGTAACCCTGGCCAATACTAACAGCGTGCACCAGGGCTATGCTATACCCGTTACCATAAGCCTGCCGGCAGGCTTAACCTATGTTAGCCAAGCGGGAAATGGAACTTATAACCCGGCCACTGGTAAATGGGACGCTATACTTAGCGGGGGCACTGCCACCTTAACCCTTACCTTACAATCCACCACGGTGGGGAATAAAACGGTTACCAGCACGGTTGATTTTAACAATGTAACCCTTAGCCGCACCACCAATATAGTGGAGCCCACTTATACCCTGGCCAGTGTGCTGCCGGAAAGCGTAACGGAGCAGCAAACATTTAATTACCAGCTAACCATTGCAGCTAACAGCACCCTGGTAACTGGTAAAAATGTAACAATACCCATCCCCGCAGGGGTAACCTACCAATCCCAGACGGGTGATGGAACCTTTAATGAAAATACAGGGGTGTGGGCTGCGGAATTTACCGATGGGGAGGCCACTATTGAAATAACCTTCCTCGCCACTGGTTACGGGGAGAAAACCTTCACCGCAACGGTAGAAGGTGGGAGACCAGTGGATACCAAGTCGATTATAGTTATATCGGCAGTGGTAACCACCCCCTATTATACCGACCACCTTATAGACCCGGATGTGTTGGCTTACATGGTGGATGGGGAGCTTTACACATATAGCTGGTATATTATCGTAACCGACACCAGCCTGGCCACAATTTACCCAGGGGAAAAGAACTTTAAAATAGGCTTATTCCAAGATGAAACGGAAATCCTAAGCGACAGGCCCCTGGAATTGGACACCCTAACCCGGTGCCAGGTAAGTTTCACTTATGACAGCACTAAGGAGCATAAGCTGCGGCTTTATGGCCAATACCTGGAGATAAGCCCAGATACCGCAGGGGTGGAATTGGGTGGCTTTATGCTAAGCCTGGGGGATAATGTGGTTTACCAGGAACCTGGAACATTATTCGCACCACCCGGGGCCCTTATTGCCAATGAGGAAATGGCCTTGGCTAATATACCAGCCATGGAGCAATCCCTGCCAATGCGTTTAACCGGCTTTAACTGGGCCGGCAGGGAAGAAGACACCAGCCTAATAATAAAGGGCTTGGCTATATTGTTTGATTACCAATGCAGTGCCGACACCGGTGTGGTGGCCACCATTAACACGGATGGCACCGAATTTATAAAAAGCACAGTCCTAAGCCATGGCAGCGGGGAAGCCATAATAGGGGGTGCCAGTGATAACTGGGGCATGACAGCCGATGAAATATTAAGGCCCACCAGTTTGGCCTTGGTTATGGAATGGCTTAACATTGCCAGCACTGCCAACGCGGTGGAGATCCGAAATATACGCTTGGCATTATACACCCAGTATGATGAAACCATGGGAAACCTTGGTTTTACCTTGGACGGGGAGCACAGCCGCGATTATAACATATTTATTGTGCCAGGGTTTGATAAACCGGAGGGGGCTAAGACCAAGTTTAACAGCCTGGAATTAACCGGCAGGGATGGGAACCTTATAACCGGCAGCCGCATAGAAGATAAGGAGATTAAGCTTAAATTTTATGTGGTGGGCAGCACCTTGGAGGAATGCCAGGAACGCTTAACCGAAGCCGCTTTATGGATGACCAGCACCCGGAACAGGTTGAAAATACCAACCCCTAAGACAATGGTTTTCGATTGGGACACGACCCGCGAGTACCGGGTGGTTTTGGATGATGTGGTGGATGTGGACTTTAAAGACGGCTTATTCGAGTGCCAAGCCAAGTTTAATGTCCCGGATGGGGTGGCATTTAGCCCCCTTAAAGTAACCGGGGCAGTGGAAAGTAACAACGGCTTAACCCATGTTTACCCAGTTATAACAGTGATAACAGATGGGCAGAGCAGTAATGTGGCCATATTCGAGCACCGCAGTAATCAGATATTCATTTTAAACCACCAGTTCACAGCCGGAACCGTCCTAATAATAGACTGCAAGAATAGGACGGTTAAGGACACAGATGGCACTGATTACACCACAGAGGTGGCCCTGGTTAGTGTTTGGCCAATGTTAAGCGGCCCCTATGATTTCACCAGGAGCACCGGCTGCGTAATACAAACCGTGGCCTTCCAGGAAGGTAAATAAAAAAAAATAAAGGATTTTAGTGGTATAGGAGGAAAGATAAAATGGGAAGCTTTAGTGATTACTTTGAAAAAGTTTGTTTGGACTTAATGACCGGTAAGGACCCCAGCACCACCAGGTATGTGGCCTTATTAACCGCAGTGCCAGATGACGCGGATACCGGGGCCACAATAGTGGAACCCAGCACCACCGGGACAGGTTATGCCAGGCTGGCCACCACCGCAGATGATTGGGACGCTGCCGCGGATGATGTGGATGATAACAGCTTTAGCACCAATGCGGTGGACATGGTATTCCCCGCAGCCCTGGCCCAGTGGGGGCAGATTGTGGCTTTTGCTATATGCACCAGTGCCACCGTTGGGGCCGGCAATGTGCTGGGTTGGGCTGCGTTGGACACCCCCCAGGATGTGGATGTGAACGACCTCCCGGCTTTTGTGCCCGGAGAACTTAAAATAAAACTTAACTAACTTGGAGGATATTTGAATGGCTATTACCGGAAGCGGGACCAGCGTGGACCCCTATGTAATATATGATTTGGATGATTTGGAACTGGTAGGGACCAGCCCTTACACCCTGGACAAATATTACAAACTAAATAACGATATAGATGCCAGTGCCACCGCTGACCCGGGTTATAATAGCGGAGCGGGTTGGCTTCCAATCGGCACATTTACAGGTAATTTTAACGGTGATGGCCACGCTATAACCGGCCTTTACATTAACCGGGGGGCCACTAATTATGTGGGTTTTATAAGTATAGTGAACGGGGGGACCGTAACCGGTTTAACTATAAGCAATGGGAGTATCACCGGGGGCCAATACACTGGGGCCGTGGTAGGGGGTAACAGTACCAGCTCAACCGTCATAGTTACTAACTGCGTGAACAATAACACCACGGTAACCGGAACCGCTTATGTAGGGGGTATAATTGGGGGCAGTGCTTTGGATAGGGATGCCACGGGCACTATAACCGGGAACTCTTGCAGTGGAACCGTAACCGGAACCAGTTATGTCGGGGGTATCCTGGGGGTATTAAGACATTTCAACTTCACTTTAAGCAATAACACGGTAACCGGGCAGATAAATAACAGCGGTAACTATACCGGGGGAATAGCTGGGGCTGTGAACCGGGGGGCAGTACAATATAATGAAATGACCGGGACTTTCGGCACCTTAGCCCATTATGTCGGGGGAATTCTGGGAAGGCTAACATCATCATTTAGTTTAACCATAACCGATAACACCGTGGCCTGTAATATCCCGGCCTCCGGTTATGATTACATCGGGGGTATAGTGGGGATTTTAGTGGAGGGGGCTTACACCTTAATATTCAATAATAACAGTTATGAAGGGGCTATAACCGGGAGGAATTCTGTTGGGGGCCTGGCCGGGCAGGATGGGAATTATAATTATACGGACTGTTATATTGAGAATTGTACGGTTAAAGGAAGTTTAACTGCCACAGGAAACCGGATTGGGGGAGTTTTTGGCAGGGGCCGGGGTAGTGTTAGAAATATTACCTTAAACGGGTCAGAGTTCACAATAACCGTGGCAAACACTTCGTATTATGTTGGGGGGGTTATAGGGTATTCCTCAGGGACCCAATATATAACAAATTGCACGATAACCGTAAATATAACCGGAGCCGGGGATTATGTTGGGGGCATAGTAGGGGGAAGTAACTCTTCCAGCGGGCAGATAGTTAACATTACCGACTGCCAGGTTGAGGCTAATATCGGGGGCCGAAATGGTATTGGGGGAATTACTGGCCAATGCGACACTTATGGAACCACGGGCATAACCCTTGACGGATGTAGTTATAAAGGAACTATAACCAGCACCGGGGACAGTTGTGGGGGGCTGGTGGCCAGGGGGGTGGTAACCTTAACCGGGGACCCCTGCATGGTTGAAGCCACTATTAACGGAGTGGGTAATGTTGGGGGGGCTTTCGGCCTATTATGGGCCCAGTCCCCGGATTGTAGTCTTATCCAGTTTAAGAACACCGTGGTAAATGGAACCGGCCAGAGTATTGGGGGGGTAGTAGGCCAGTTATACCGGGGGGCAGGATTAAAAAATGCCGATATAAACGGGGCCGATATAATTGTTAATGGTAGTGAGAACTCGGATGCCGTTGGGGGTATCTGCGGGGCAATGGTGGTTTATAGTGCCAGCACCCAGTTAATTGAGAACTGCCGGGTTAAAAACCTATCAGTAACAGGCCGGGACTATGTTGGGGGTATAGTGGGCAATATGGGCACTTATGGCCTAATTGAACAGTGTAACGCTATTAATGTGGATGTTAATGGCCGGGACCGAGTAGGGGGTTTATGCGGTTCTACCGATACGAATAGTGTAATAACAGTTAGTTATAGCACTGGCCAGGTTACCGGGAGCGGGAGCCATCATGGGGGCCTCGTTGGTTACTTTAACGCAACAGGGGGCTTTAGTAACTGTTATTCTCATTGTGATGTGGATGGAGTCACTAATGTAGGGGGCCTTATCGGATACTGTGCCCAGAATATAAGCACTTGCTACTCTAAAGGCCAAGTATCCGGAACAACAGTAGTCGGGGGCCTTGTAGGGTATATTCCTGGAAGCCAAACAGCAACGGACTGTTTCTGGGACTCCCAAACCAGTGGCCAGGCTAATTCCGCTTTAGGAACCGGAAAGACCACGGCAGAAATGAAGACCGAAGGAACTTATACTAACTGGGATTTTAACACGACCCCCCTGTGGGATATTGACCCGGCATGGAACCAAGGTTATCCTTACCTGGTAGGTTACGGGGTCCCAAGTTACCTGGCCGGGACTATTGCCGCTTCTTCCAGTATGCAGGGCAGTTTAACAGTTACCAAGCCTTACACTTTACTATCTGGGGGTATAAGTGGCCAGAGCAGTGTTGAAGGGTCTTTAACGGTATGGCACCCCATTAATTTACCAGGGGGCACGGTGGCAGCGGAGAGCGACTTGGCTGGTAACTTGCGGTTATTAACCTTGGCACCCCTGGCCGGGGAAATAGGGGCTGCCAGTGCATTGGAGGGTAACCTGCGATTACTAAGGGGTGCGGCTAAGCTTAGCGATGAATTAACCCTTGCGGTTTTGGGGCCGGATGAAACCCTTATCCGCTTTTTAAACCCGGAGGTTTTGGAAGTGGAGGAAACCCACACCCTGGGGGGCCTGCGGACCATTACCATAACCCATAGTTTACTGGATGACCTGGGCACGGACCTGGGGGAGTACGCAGACCTGTTAATTCATGGGAATAAGGTTTGGAGGCAGTTCACAGGGGACGGTGATAGCTGTCTATATGTTATAAACGATGATAGGGAAGTGGACACCGAGGAAAATGAGATAAAGGTTAGTGCTGATGAAGTGGCCGCGGAGCTTAGCGACCTGCCCCCGGTGCGGTTTAACATGACCAACCCTGTGCAAGTAACGGGGGAATGGCTGGCCACCTATGTGGGGGACCTGTTCACACCAGGGGAAATAAGCCCGGGGCAGAGCTTTAGTTATTCCGGGACTATCGGGGTCATGGGCCTGCTCCGGGAGATTGAAGAACAAACTGGTTATGAATTTAGCTTTAGGTATGAGTTTAACACCACCCTGGGCCTTATTGAGCGGTTCCTTGATTTTGTGGAGCTGCGGGGCAGGGTGCACAGCACACCTATTGAAATTGGTTATAACACCGCTAAAATAGAGCTGGAGGAAAGCGAGGCCGATGTGGCCATAGCTGCGGCCCCCCTGGGCAGCCCCAGGGATAGTAAGGATGAGGCTAACACCACTTTCCACCAGGCCCGAAAAGCTTTTGAGGACCTGGTGGTTTATAAAACGGTGCAAATTCCTTTATGGGTTACCAAGGACGAAAGTGGTGAGCCATTGAATGGCCCATTGGCTTATCCTCCTTATAGTAAGGCCGCGGGCCAGACTTATGTGGCAGCACCCCCAGGGGATAGTGGGGCCACTTATAAGGAGGTTACCCGCATGGCTGGGGAAAGTGGGCAGGTGCCCAGGACGGTTTTGTTTGAAAGTAGTGAGGAAAACCCGATAAACCTTTATTGGCTATGTGTGGATAAGATAAGGGAGAAATTGCAGCCCCAGGTTAAGCTGGAAACGGAGATGATTAACATGGGCCGCATGGCTGCCAATGACCCCACGGTGTATAATGTGGGGGACCGGGTGGCCTTGCAGTTACCTGGCCGCAGTGACCGGGTGGTGGCCAGGATACAGAAGACGGTTAAGAACCCCCGGCAGTTTGACCGGGATAAGGTGGAGCTGGGTAATTACGGCATTGATTTCTTCACTGATTACCTGGATATTGGGGGGTCTGGTAAACAGCCTTTTGAAGAGCTTTAAAAACAAGTTTGGTGGTGGTATAGGATGGATATGGAAACCTTAACGGTTTTTAGATATACGATTACTTTTTTAGCCCTGTTTTTTTGGGTTACAACTTATTACGGGATAATTACTAATAAATGCCATACAAGATTGATAGTGAGGGGGAAGATGAATGAAGACGATTTATAGTAAAACCAGCTTGGAATTAACCGCTGAATTTTTTGATAAAGACGGGGTTGCTAAAATTCCGGAAGCTGTTACGTATAGTATTATAAACGCAGCTGACGGCACGGTTATAAGGACGCATACGGAAACTCCAACCAGCGAAACTTATGACTTTGCTGTTACAGTAGCTGATAACACTTTAGACCCGGATGTGCTGGAAGAGCTTAGAAAAGTAGTTATAGAGTGGAGTCATACAAGCGGAACCCTCGGCGACGTTAAGGAGTTCAACTACAAGATCATTGCCCAATAAAAGCAATGGAGGGGTATAAAATGACCATGCAGACGATAAAAATAGAATATGCCGAATATCAGGATATGATGAGGAGAGTAACCGAATTTGCTTCTACCCATGAGGGAAGACTGCCAAACTACGTTGATTACAAGCAATTAAGGATTCCAAAGGAGGAATACCTTGATGCACAGCGGAGGGTGGAAGCTTTCCCCGCAACTCATAGCGGACGGCTACCAAGAACCGTTAAAGTAACCGGAACCCCGCTAACTATGCCTTTAAGCGATAAAACTAACTTTTTAAGGAGTATGGCTGACGCTGTGGGTAGTAAATTCAATTCCTTTACGGAACTGTATAACTTAATAAAAGGTCGTGGATACGGCTACTATTACAATGACCGGTATTCTCAGGCGGACGCTGTCGCCAGGTTGAAATCTCGTGCCGGATTGAATTGTAGTGATATATGTCAACTAATGGCACAATCAGGCAAGGACATGGGATATACTGTCCGGTTCGTCCATGTCATCTGCTTATCTGGCACGGGGCATATACAAATAGATATTAAAGGACGTGAATTTGGAGATAAATGGAAGAGATGCGATCCGGCTGCCGCTCTTAAAAGCTCTTACTTCCTCGGCAATTTATGGTGCAGCTCTGGACGTGTTATCAGCTATGATGATGCGTGGTTAATCAGCGATGATGGACGTACTTAAACGTCCATTAATCCTTTATTACTTACTATTTTTTATTTAAAAAGAAGTTATTTTGCTTATTGTATATACTGTATTTATTCACTCAATTTGAAGGTTGGAGGGAGGTTTTCGGTTATCCTCCCTCCACTCCCAATCTTATCTAAGACATCATGCTTTAAAAAAACGTGAATTGTAGGAATTTATCCCATCCGGGTTATCTCGGATGGGATTTTTTTTAGGTTTATAGAGCAAGTTTTCAGTAGTTAATAGTTATGAAACTGGTTGATAAATGTGAATATTCACGAAACCAGTTTGAAAATGTTAATATTATCAAAACTGGTTGCTATTTGTGAATATTCATCCCTGGCTTACTGGTTCGTCATCGGCTTTCCTGACTATGATGACCCATTCATCGTTTATCTTATCCAGTATCCAATGTAGGGTATCTCCGGGTTCTATGCCTAATTGTTTCCTTATCCCGGCTGGTAGAGTAGTCCGGAGGGATAGTCCGTCTTGCCCTGATTCGGTTAGCTTCGTCTTGTATCCGTGTTCTTTTGATATTTCCATCACCTCCTGTTAATTATTCCTATTATTATTTAGCGGTTTCCTTATATTTATAACTAAATAACACAATAAATTTATATATGTATTAACCCCAAACTTAACCAGTTAAGGATTGAAACGGAGGCGGATAACTTGGGAAGGAACAAGAAAGTAACCACGGTAAATATAAGTCCGGAAGCATTCCAGATCGGGAGGGATGAGGGGTATAACTTCAGTGAATTGCTGGAAGAAGCAATAATGAGCAAGAACAATCCACGGCGGGAGTTAACCCTATTAAAAATCCGGATAAAAAATCAGGAATTGGAGCTTAATAAGATGAAGGCAGAAGCTATTGCCTTGGAGAAGGCAGTTGAAAGTCAGGATAATGTCATTATACAGGACGCTATTGAGGATTACCTTGATGAGTATAAAATAATTGGAATGGTGCCGGTTAACGTTGAAAGGAGGTTATGTCATCGTTTAGGCATTTCCAGGGAAGAACTTACTGCGGTTTTTGAGAACCATTTAAACCATGAAAACTAACGAAAATGGATATACTCCGTGTATATACGTATAAATTGTCGCCCCATTGTAGTGGCGTAATGTCCTTGATTATTCGGTGGAATTTTCTATTCCACCGGTATATAGCTGGGGTTCTTTTAAGGGGTGCGCAGCACCCCTTTACTCCAGGGCGGCGGAGGGGATGTTTGTTAAATGGTGTATATAACGAACCTGCCCGGAGGGCAGGTCTGTTCCCGAAGGGAACTTTGTTATATACTTCCATTTGACGATCTTGTGGTGGTCCAACTAACGGTTCAAGCATGGGGGCTGTCTGCGGCGGAGCGGAGCGTTAGCGGAGCGGGAGAACCTCACATCGGAGTTGATCAACTATTGTGTGTGTATATGTGTGTGTTTTTAGAAGGAGAAGTGGTGGAGTGGATGAAAGTATAAAAGAGTGGTTGTAGATACCATCTTTTGTCGGTGAAACACTTTCATCGTTTAGGAGCGTCACCGTCTCCGGGGTGTTTTTCCTTGCTTCTGTGCCGTCCACCTGGGCGTTTACATGGTTTGTGGAGACAAGTTTTTTTATGTGTATTGCTTTATTTACCTTTTGTGGGTGTATTTGTGTGTATAATCGTGTTTTGGGGTTTTTCCTTGGATATAACCCATTTAATATAGATGTAACATCTTTTTTACCTGCACTTTCGAGATGGTCTTCTTTATATCGTGCTTTAACGAATTAAACTGGGGGTCGTGGGTGCTTGTATTGTTTTGCTTTGTCGGTTTGTTCATCTCCTGGACAGATCCATGTGTGTTTTTGTTCACCTGCAGATCCTTAAATTTTTTTTTGTCCTGGATGGAGCTAGAGGATCTGGAAAAATAATAGTGGAGGATGGGGAGAAGTGAGCATCTTCTCCCTTGCCTAATGTTTCGCTTTTTTTCGTTGTGGTGCGAATAGCTACGAGTTTTTTCTTTACTTCGGTTTTCATAGGGGATGAGTTGGGGCATCCAACTCTTTTGAACCCGGTAATATTGTTGTGATGCCCCGGCTCTGCTTGTCGTGTTTCAAGCTTTCGTATATTCATTTAGAGATGATTTTCTCGGTGTTTCCAGTTGGTAATAGTGTATTATTTTTTGTCGTGTCGTGGCTGTTGGGGTGTTCTGTTGGTTTGGGTCGTTGTGGGTGTCGGTTGGGTCTTTTTGTTGTCTTTGTCTTCGTGGTTCTTTTTTTGTATCTTATTTTATTAGTAATTAGGGGTTTTTGGGGTGTTTTACCTGCCATATTGACTGGTACACACTTATGCGTATTCTTTAGGATTTTGCACCTGGTTTTAGTGTGGGTATATGTGGATAAAACTTGTTTTTAGGTGTGGATTTTTTCACCTGAAATAACATTTTCATAAAAGTAGTGGCCTGGAAAACTAATTTTTTATTGTTTGGGTGCTGTTTGATCCATAGTTCTTAGTTGTGGTGGTGCAGCTCCGGGGGTGATGTTGATAAAATAGGAGTTTGGTTTATGTATTCCTGGTTCTTTTTTTATCAAGTGTCGAATACTCTTGGAGTTTGTTGATTAAAATTAGGGTGTGATGGTAGTTACCTGGGAGTTTTAACCTGAAAATAAATTTAGGTTTCCTGGGTTTCCGGTGTTCGTCTTTTTCTTCTTGGATGTGTGGGGTGGGTTGATTTAACATAAAAGGAAAAGTAATTGAAAGGATTGGTTTTTTAGAGTGATTTTTGGCTTATTCGGGATGTGTGTTTTTTCCATAGTTCTTCTTTTTGTCTTTTGAGTTCTTTGTTCAGGTCGAGATGATTGTTTAATAAGTGGAGCATCTCATTTACGTAAGCTTCCTTTTCTTGGTCGTGTATTTTCCATTCTGCGAGGTTTTGGATGCTTTTGTATGCGTCACGTATTAGGCTTTCGCTGTAATTCTCTCGTTTCTGGAGATGGTCGTTCATCCTTTGAAGTGTGAGCATACCAAACATAATATCTGTATATAATTCCCTTGTGGGTTTCTCTTGTTTCATATATATCAAACCTTCCTTTTTTGCTTAATTATGACATGTAAACAGAGTCTTTAGTCTCTTTTAATTTCAATATACCATATTTCGGGATATCAGGGTTTAACTCTATCCTTATCATTTGTTCCAGTTCGTTTTTATCAGTCATGTATCTCTCGGCGATTTCCTGTATCTGGTCGAGTCCAATACTTGGCCTTGGTACGTCGTTTCTTCTTAAACGTTTCGTTTGCTTTCGTGCTAATGTTTCTGCTTCTTCAAAGGCTTTGAATAGTCTTTCTTCATCATTTCCCATTTGGTCTATTTTGTTTTGGGTTTCCTGCTGGATTTCTTCCATCTTTCCTTTCATCTTATCAAGCAAACTCTCGGTTTGTGATATTTGCTCTTCCAGTATCTCGGTTTCTTCGGCAATTTTTACTTCTTCATGGATCTGTTGTCTTATCCAATCGCTTCTGTTTCGTTTACCGATTTTCTCTCCGAGTTCTTCCCATTCCTGTATATCCAAAAATATTTGTCTGGGTACTAACTTACTCATTTTATCGACCATTTTTTTTTTTAAACAATTACTTTCCTTCTTCTATAATACATATATTATAATATATTATAATAATATAATATAACTATACTTACTTACTTACTTACTACTACTTTTTTTTTTCAGTTACTGTCTAACGTTGAAAAAAGCGAATAGCCACGTGGAAATTATTACCAAACCCACACTACTACACCAATGATACACACCCCTACACACTGGAGCATAACTGGAGTTGAACCGGAGACCAACACCCCAAAAACAAGAACCGAAAACGTAACGGAAACCATACAAAAAGTAATACCACACGAACTATAATCGTAATAAATCAACGACCTAATATGGTAAATTCAACTTGAAACGTTTTTTAAGAAACTTGAGACGGAAACGTGGAACGAGAAGAAGTTGCTTTTATTGCCAGTCAGCACTGTTTTACCAGTCGAAGACTGGTTTTATATACGTATATACTATATACTTTCTTTATTTTTTATTTTATTTTATTTTATTCATTTTATTAACCCTAAACTTAACCCTAAACTTTATATATTATAGGCACTAAATATACATAATAGTGTTAAAAACGCTTTAACACGACCCAAGGAGTTGAATGAAATGAAAATAAGCACGAAAGCAAATAGGAAAGTAAGAGAAGCTGTTGTTAAAATCTTTTTTGCCCGTAACGGCGTGAAACAGCTTTGCCTGATAGAAGACCTGCCTCAACTGCCCGATATTGATTTTGAAGGACTAAGAGCAGTTGATAAAAAAATAAGTTTTAACGTACTACAACGCTTCGATGCTCCCGATTTTGAAATCCCCGGCATCGTTTACAACATGAACGAATTTGACGGCAAATCAGTTAACCAGTACGTTGAAAATGCCATAATTCCTCTGGCTCACCGCCTCAGCATAGACCTCTGGGAAGTTCCCGAAGACGTGTGCATGGAATACTACGATTACTAATAATAGGACGTGGTTAGGATGAAAGGCATAGAAAACCGATACAAAATTGGTGAAAAGGTACTGTTAAAGAAAACTGGTAAAATCGGAACTATAAACTCTTTCTGGTGCGATTCACCAGTCCTTGAATACGACAATCAGGCGATAGTGCATGATGAAAGGGATATTATCCCTTTTAGCACAGAACACTACCGGGATATGAACGAGGATTTCCTTGACGAATCTTGCGAATTATTCCTAAAAACCGTAGGGATACCTTTTGATGAGGAGTTAACAGATTGTGTAACCTGCGAACTCAATAAACATTGCCCAGTAAGGAAAATTCTACTATCAGATGACGCTCTGGGGGAATAAAAATGGAACCTGCTGAAAACTGTGTATATTGGGATGAATACGATAGAATGTGCCGATACGGCTGTACGTGTGAAGGAGTCTGCGGTGATTTTGAAAAAGACGACTCCGAAGTAACTGAATGCCCACGATGCGGAAGCACCTTAGATGCTAACGAAAAGGAAATGGGCATCTGCTGGGAATGCGTCGAGGAAGGCTACGACATTGACATGATGACCGGGGAAATAATCTACCCAGAGGAGGAATAATCCTATGAGATTTGAGGATATGACCGTAGAACAGTTAAAGGAACTGTTAAGGCAAGCGAAAGAGGAAACGGACAAAGGAGAGGAACACCCTCTCCTTAAATATTTTATAAGTGCCGTTAAGCATGAATTAAGCAAAAGGGATGAAGAGGAACACGAGGACGTTCCAATAAGTAATTACTGTGAAGACTGATTTTTTAGGAGGAATACAGTATGAAAACCTGCGATAACTGTAAACACTATGATTGGGATGGAATGGTAGGATTTTACTGTAAAGTGGACATGGAACCGGATAAAGAAACTGACCGGTGCCAAGAATGGGAATACAATGCTTAATTTGAAGGAGGTTTTACGTATGGCTGCCAATATGTGGAAGAACATGGAACATACTTGCGAAATTTGCGGAGTTGAAATCGGATCAGAACGGGATGATGAATACGAAGAAGACGGTGAAACTCCGTTAAGGGTGAGCGGAGCTACTTTAGAGGGTGAGGAAGGGGGATACCTCACCCTCTGCCAAGATTGTCTTGATCTCATAATAAATCAGGACTGGACTGGTTTAATGATGCTTCAGGAGGATTAAAACATGCGGGATTCATTTTATTGTAAATGTTTCGGCGGGGATTGTACTTTAAACCGCTGTAAACTGTATGAAGCATGCTTGATGGAGGGCAACATATTGCCAATTAATCCCATTGAACTTGAAGAACTGGTAAAAACTCAGGAATTGGAAGTATGAAAGCAATGGAGAATAAGCCTCAAAAGATTTGGTGCCCGGATTGTGGAGAATACATGGTTGACCTGATTTATGAATGCAATAAGGAAGAGAAGGTCTGTATTCGTAAAGAGGGTGAATGTCCTAACTACAATTGCCAGAAAATGGCAAAGTCAACACTTTTAAGGTTTTAAAGAGGTGGAAACATGGCAAAAAAGGTAAAAAACGTAAAAATATACCATCCCAATTGGAAAAGGGAACTGGTTAAACTATTAGAAACGCTGTATGGAGAAAAGTCAGTTGAGGAAATTCCTCCCTTCGGGGAGCAAGAAGTAACCAGGATACGTGGATGGAGGAGTTCACAAATAGAGAACGAATTATATGAAGAACGGTTCCAATTGAAGCAAGGATTACGGCACGGAACTTATCTGGTCGTCTTCCACTACCTTAGAGATAAGGATGGAGGCAGTCCAGTTTTCTATTTCGAGGATTTACATCCGGAGTATTTGCTTAGCAATCTGTTAACCCAGACATTAGCAAAAATCCCAGACGAAGGCGACCGTGAACTGCTGGTTATAAGCAACCGTGGCAAACAGTACAGAGTAGCAATTGGAAACAGTTTTTATCTGGATTTGGACACGTTAACAGCGTTATTGAAAGCAAAATCCGGGGATAAACCGCTGGTTTATATTGACAATAAAAGTGAACCATGGACGGCGGTTAAGATAGAGGTTGAAGTTAAGGAGGAAGATGACCTTGACGTGGACGGAGTATCGGAATTGATGGGGGATAGTTAAAAATGAATAGAAAGGAAAAGATGGACGAAATACAGCGTCTTAAACAGGAGTTAAGTGAAGAGAAGGAGCAGGTTAGTAGAATTGTTGAAAGAGTATTTAAAACTCTGGATCAGCACCCGGTAATCACATTAGAACAGCGAAATACAAGAATACGTATTTTGTTACACGATCAGATGCCGATAATCACGGAAAACCAGCTAAATAAGTTAAAGGAGGAAATAGGAGCAGACAGATACTCCCTATTTCCTTCATTTTATGGAGGTAGTGTCCTTGGAATGTCGCCGAATGTGTATTTAGTAATCAGGATGGAGTACAATGACGAAATATCCCAGTATGAGGAGGGGGAGGAATGAAAATGCCTGAAATGAAAGAAATGGATGGAAAAATACGTGCTAAATGCCCATGTTGTAATAGCTGGATAGATGTTACAGCTCTGGTAAAAAGCGGACTGGTGGACATGACTAAGTGGACGGGATGTTCTGACTGCGAAGAGGAATTAATGGCAACAGCTTATGCCCCTCGGAGTGAAGAACGCCGAGCTGGTACGAACTTCCGGGGGGAACCATAATGAGGAAATCACCCTCCCTTTATCCCCGTAAAAGCAGGTTTTCTAAGGTTAAAATGTTACCAGGGATTATTCAAGTAGGATTTATACTAGTTTTAATCCTTTTATTCTTAACCTTACTTGCTTGGAGTATGGACAGCGTAGTTTACCGTCTTATGGGGGCATAATACAATTGTATTATTGCTTTATCTGTGGGGAACGACTACATACAGGGAATTGGATGAAAACTCACATGGAGGATAAAGTTTTCATCTGTAAACCCTGCTTTTTACGGTTAAACAGCCCAACATTACCAAAACAGCGTCCAGAATACAAATCCTGGCAACGGAGGCAGTATGAAAAAAGAATACGTAATAGATAAGGAAATTAAAAGGAAATGTCCGCGATGCGGTAAGCTGGTTAACTGGTATTATAATATGGGAAAAGACCTACAATGCTCAAACTGCGGATTAATTGATGATAGTGGTATTTAAATCATGTTTATAGCACGATTTGTTGCTTTAAAAAACCGAAAAAAAGGAGATGATAAGAGGGAAAAGGAAGCTATCGCAGTAGTTCCAGCCATTAGCAAGAAACCTACTGAAGAGGACATAAGAGGTGCGTTAGAAAAACTTGTTTGTATAACGCAAGTAGATAAGGTAGAATTTACCGAAAAGGGTGCCATTATCCACTTAGGACAATCAGCATATCTAATGGGGAAAAACAGCCGAACAAACTTTGAAAACCTATTAGGCGTTGAATCAATTGAATGGGTAGATAGTAGCACGTTAGAGGTAATATTTTAAGGAGATGATAAAATGGCAAGTGTAAGCGAAATATACGCCGGAGAGTTCTTGAATGTGGAAACCGCAATAAATCAAAAGCTTTTCCGTAAAACCCTAAGCATAACCGGAGAAGAGGTAGTCGTTTTCAACGAAGACGACCCCGATAAGGAAGAACGTAAAATCGTACTGGACTTTGAAGAAACGAAATTTCGGCTGGTTTTAAATAAAACAAATGCCGGAATCCTCGCTAAAAAGTATGGAGATGAATCTGGGCATTGGGTTGGACACCATATTCAATTAATGAAGGTTCCTACCCGTGTAGGTGATTCAATCCAAGTAGATGACTTATATGACGAAAACGAGGATGAGGGGTTAGTAAGTAAAGGAGAGGCATCCCCCTCTCCTTCTTCTCCGGAACCAAGAGATAATCAGGAGAATTACGACAGCGTTGAAACCGTGAAAGAAACTGATGATCCGCACACCGCTAACCCTGAAGACGACCCTACGGCACGAAAATACATTAGCATGATTTCAAAAAGCATGACTAATCCAACCGAGGAAACCATACTCCAAGAAGCAAAAGACAGGCACCTGGCAGGGGAAATAAGCAATTCTCTACTGATGAGGGTTGAAGAACAGTTAAAAAGGAAGTATTAAAGGGAGAGGGTAACTATGGATGAAGAACAAGTAGGCTTTGCCAATATGATAATAGACGAATTACACAGCATAAGAGTAGCATTAGAAAAGCGAAATGAGCTTTTACTTAAAGTTCATGGAGGGGAGGTAGCTATTGACGTAATTGATAAAGTAACGGATTTGGATATAAGAGTAAACCAGTTAGAGCAAGAAAAACCAGCAGAGGGATAAATTATGGGAGGACACGTAGTTCGCCTTGGAAAAGGAGATACAGCGTATAATTCCGGATATCCGGTAACCGAATTTAGATTTAAAGCTGGTTATTGGGTTTATTACTTGTTCGGCGGAGAAATAGTAGTTAGAAAAAAGGAAAAAGGAGAGTGATAATATGGCATTTGAATACACTCCCGGAGTCCTTATAGGACTCGCAAAGCGGAAATGGAAGGATTCAAAACGGGTTACGGAATATACGGATGAAATAAGCAAAGAAGAAAACGCATTGTTCAAGGACGACGCTATCCTATTGGGCATGGTTCTAAAGTTAAAGGAGCAGGAAGCAAAGATAATTGCCCATATTGACTACAAACTGAAAGAAGCAAGAAAGCAAAAAGAAGCACAGAAACCCGTTGAAACCACGGATAATGTGAATATAACGGACTTAGAATAAAAAAAGGTAAAAAGGAGATGGTAAGCATGAGTAGCAAAGGACTGATATACGTAATAGATAAGGAAATTAAAAGGAAATGTCCGCGATGCGGTAAGCTGGTTAACTGGTATTATAATATGGGAAAAGACCTACAATGCTCAAACTGCGGATTAATTGATGATAGTGGTATTTAAATCATGTTTATAGCACGATTTGTTGCTTTAAAAAACCGAAAATCACACGGTTATGAGTCGTGAAAAAAGAAGAAGCTGGATTTGGCTCCTGTTATTCTGGCCGATGCTTCTTATTAAGAAAACAGAAAGGGTAACAATCGAAATAGTATCAGAATAGGAGATGTAAGCATGGAAGGGAAAAAGAGAAAGACTTGGGGAAAAGAAGAGCTGTGGTGGATGGAGTACCTTTATGGGCGAGAGATAGATGAAATCGTCAGCAACATGACCATATTAGGAAAATACTTCCCCGCCGTCCAAACTGACACAAACTGGTTAAAATGGCATATTCAGGAACAGCTTAAACTGATGGACGATGATTTAATCTATCAACCCAGAGAGGATTACTACCTCTGGAATAGGGATGATCTCATTGCCCTCGGTTTACTTAAAAGCGTTAAAATGCCTACTCCCTGGATATCGGAGATACTCAAGAGAACCGAAAATAGCGTAAGGTGGAAGTGGAGTAAATGCAGAGGGCAGATAATGGAGATACCTTTACCGGAGGCGTTTTCAGATTTTGCTAAATTACGTCAAAAGCAGATCCGGGAAACCATACAGAATATGAGGGAGGAAGTAACAGAAAAAAGATTAGGCAATGATGAGGACGTTGTTCAAGGTGAAGCAGTATATACCAAGGAATTAAAACTGGAAAACCAGCGGTTAAAATCCGAGGTAGAGGCATATAAAAGTGCTTTCAGTGAAATACTCCAGATATTAATCCATACAGGAGCATTCAACACCAAGATAGACCTCATAAATATAATGCAGGGAGAGTTAGAATGAATAAGCAAAAAAGCTGGACAAATAGGGAATGTTTGGAATTGATTGGAAAAGTAGTTAATATCACCGTAGGGCAAAAAGAACTGCGAAGCGTCTTTGTAGAAAACCTCAGACTCCCCAATACGGAAGAAGGACGAGTTTTAGTCCAGTACAGAACAGACCGTGGAAAAGGAGGAAGAGGGTATATCAGGACACGAGTTGTTATAATTGAACCTACCGGTGAAGAACCAGTTTTTGAGAAAGCAGAGGAAGTATTAAACCAAGGAGAATAAGGAGGGGATACAGAATGATACATTTAGCAAAAAGGATTGGAGTGAAATGTCCAGAATGCGGGGGGAGATATCCTTCAATTGGACTCAGGATGGCAAACTTGTGAAAACGACTGTAAATTAAGTCCAATACAGATAATAGAAATAGCTGAAAAGCAAGAGGGCAAAACCGTTGAAAAACAGCAACTTGCGAATGACACAGAAGAGGAAATCCTGTCCATACCTTTTATCTGCCCGAACGGAGGTTATACCGTAACATTACAGTTAAAAGGAGAAGGTGAGTTTACCGGAAGGATATTATGTCACTGTGGACGGGTAATGTTGCCGAAAGACGTGTATGAGAGGCGGAAGGAAAATATGCTTTAATTTTCCTTCTTTTCATTTTTTAAGCAAAAAACCCTATTCATAGGCACATCATGAATGGTAAAAAAGGATAAAAATCAGGTTGAGGTGAAAACATGACATTTACTATACGAATAGATGTATGCAGGGTAGAGGAGTTCCAGAATACCCAGATAAAGCACAAATACATAGATTTAACAATAGCGGATCTCTTGGAAATAACCGAAGAAACACTTGGAGAAACCGTAATGGACATGATTAAAGTGCTGGTGGGAGCAGATTGAGTAACAGAATGATTAAAGGATGGAAACTCTACCAATCCGGCAAAGTTAGCTTATTACACGCAGATGATGAGCTTATCCAATTCATGGTTGAAGGGGAAGGCAACGATTACACCGTGGATTGGGATTTGAAGGAGGGAGTAGTACGCTGTGGACTATGCCCGGACTATGAATACCGTCATGGATATGCGAATGATGAAATGGGATTAAACGGCAGTTTTATCTGCAAGCACATCTGGGGTACCTTCTGGTTGATGGCAGAGATCCGGGGAGTTAACCAGCAATCTAAGATTGAAATAGCAGAACAAGAAACAGCGGTTAACTTCCCATTAGAATCGTTATTCGCACCTATAAATTACCCTCAAGGAGTCGTGTAACTATGGAAACCGTGAAATTCAATAAAGACTACCATAAATTGAATAATCGGCATTTCACTACAATAAGATGGACAACAAGTCTTCTTGAGGGGGAAAAGGTGATTATCAAATCACCTTTTAAAAAGTTCACGGCGAAAGTTACGGGGATTGGTAAAATGCAACTCTATAAAGTAGCCGATAGTACGTTAACGTATGATACGGATACTTTAACCAGAGATGGAGCATTAGAGGAGTTAAAAAAATATTATCCCCGGATAACTTGGCAGACAGAGGTGTACGTGATAAGCTTTATGCGACTTGAGGGGGAGTAAGATATGGGAAGAAGACGAACCAAATACGAACCAGGGAAAATAATCCGGACACGTCCAGCTTTACTAAAAGCAGTAGATTACTACTTATCAGAGGAAGGTCCGCAACGAACACGGGAATTATACAAGAAGGTTGAGGGAGATATCCAGATTAAAGGGATGAATATTAAAAGCTTCGCGAATATCATAGGTAAAAGCGGATTATTCCCTATACTGGATAAAAACCATTTTGAGGGGTATCTGTGGTCAGTTCCGTAAAGAGATGTAGTAACTGTAATCGGTTGCTTCCATTGTCTGATTTTCCTAAAAGCATGGCAACCGGTAGATATGGACATGAATGTACGGAATGTGTGGTCAGTTCCGTAAAGAGATGTAGTAACTGTAATCGGTTGCTTCCATTGTCTGATTTTCCTAAAAGCATGGCAACCGGTAGATATGGACATGAATGTACGGAATGTGTAGAAATAAGATACCAGGGACGTAAAGCTCCGGAAATAGTAGGGAAGGGTAAACCTCTTCCCGGATTTAATTTTTGTAATGAAATAACCTCAGAAAAGGAGTTGATATACGTGAAAGAGGAAAGTAAACGTGCCCAGCACGAAAAAAATATTTTTGAACTGTTAGAGGAAAACCAGCAAGGATTAACTGCCAAAGAGGTAGCTAAGAAAATGGACTTGACCCGTGATAATTCGTATGGAATACGTGCCCAGCACGAAAAAAATATTT